TAAGGCTGTACTACCTGGGTTACGTGATGCATCTAATAGCAAGCGTGCTTCGATTGTGCTTAATCAATATGTGAAAGGTAAATCGCATATTGTGAACGGTCGGATTAGTAAAGATATGATCATAGTTAAAGTATTCAAATAATAATTTATGAGCCATGGTAAATACTACTATAACTTATGGTGGTATGTCATGGCTCTTGAATATAGACAACGAATTATAAATGATGTAAAGCGCATGCTCGGGTCCGGCATGGTTGACATTGAACTTGATCCTGAACATTATTCAACAGCGCTTGATTTAGCATTTGATCGTTACAGACAGAGAAGCGGTTGGGCCGATTTAGAATCATATCTGTTTCTTCGTTTAGAATACGAAGTAACTGAGTACTTTCTACCAGCCGAAGTCACAAGCGTTAGACAGCTCTTCAGAAGAGGCACTGGTGAAACCACTGGCGGAACTCAATTAGATCCATTTAGCTTATCGTACACTAACATGTATCTGCTTCAAGCAGGTGCAGGCGGTGGATATTCTGCTGGCTTGCTAACATTTGAATTGTTCTATCAATATCTTACACAAGCAGGTCGTATGTTCGGCCGTGACATCAATTTTACGTTTGATCCAGTCACTAAGAAATTGAGCATTATGCGTAAGCCAACAGGCGGCGAAGCGTTAGTTGTTTGGTGCTACATGTATCGACCTGACGAGACAATTTTGCAAGACCAGTACAGCCGTCCTTGGATAAGAGATTACACACTTGCATGGTGTAAACAAATGCTAGGTGAAGCCTATAGCAAGTATACAAATGGATTAGCTGGACCTCAAGGTGGTGTAACACTTAAAGGTGATGCATTGAAACAAGAAGCTATTGCTATGATGGAAAAACTTGAGAAAGATCTTGATTTATACATTGATAATTCGATGCCATTGGGTGTAATTATTGGTTGATATATTTTCTCTAACACGTTATTATAACATATGAATATAAATCATAATAGCAATGAATTGCAATTATTTTGCATAGAATTATATAAAAAGAAAAGGATTCACTTATCGAATATACAAAAATCAAAATATTGTGATACTATAATTTTGATTCAGAATCATTTTGCTATGTCTAATCTTAGACAATTATTGTATCATATTATAAATGATATCAATGACATTCAAAAATGTAAATGTGGAAAATTTGTCAATTGGAATAAAGGAACAAATAGGTATTTAAGTTATTGTTCATTAAGTTGCTCTACCACATTTACTAAAGAGAATCGTAAATCTACGAATTTATTAAAATACGGTTGCGACAATTACGCTAAAAGTGATCATTTTAAATTGAAATCTAAAGAAACTTTTATTAAAAAATACGGAGTAGATAACCCTAGTAAATCTAATGAAATCCAGAAAAAGAAATTAACTACAAATTTACAAAAATATAATGTTAATAATTATAGCCAATTACATTTATCTACCACTACTCAACAAATCATTAATGACAAAGTTAAATTTATAGAAACAGCTACAGACAAAACTGTAGCACAAGTAGCCGAAGAATTAGGATTATCACCTACAGGTCCAATAAAAATAGCTAATAAATTTGGATTAGAAAATTTATTTATTGCTGCAACTCGAAGTAGTTATGAAGAAAAAATGGCTAAATTACTAGAATCAATCAATGTGACTTACATACAAAATAGTAAATCAATTATATCTCCTCTACAACTGGATTTTTACATACCAGAATTCAATTTAGCTATAGAAGTTGGTAGTATGTATTTTCATTGTGAGAACTCACATAATAAAAATAAAACTTATCACCAAACCAAATGGAAAATGTGTAGTGATAAGAACATAACATTGCTTCAATATTTTGATGATGACATTATTAAAAAATGGGATATTATTAAATCTAAGATAATTCATATATGCAAAATTAATGATTCGCCGGTTATTGGTGCTAGAAAAACCATATTAAATACTGATATATCTACTACGGAAGAAAAACTATTTCTGGAAAAATTTCATTTGCAAGGTCATAATTTTTCCAGAAATATCGTGTATGTCGCTAGATATTTAGATAAAGTTGTAGCTATCATGAGCATAAAACATAAAGCTAATAATGCAGAGATAGTCAGATATGCAACTGACACATCATATAGATTACCTGGATTATTCTCAAAAATGCTTAAAAAATTTGCAACTGACATAGGTTTTGTTGGTAACGTAATAAGTTTTAGTGATAATCGACACAGTAATGGTAATTTATACAACTCAAATGGATTTGTATTACAAACCATCACTGCTCCTGGATACTCGTATACTAAAAATTACTTGGTAAGAGAAAATAGAATGAACTATCAAAAACATTTACTAGCTAATAAATTTAATATAGATATTGACTATGTAAATACTCACACAGAATGGCAAATTATGTGTGAACAAGGATATGATAGATTATGGGATGCAGGTCAATCTAAATGGTTGCTAATAGTTTCACAATAGTTTTATTCAAATCATCTAAGTTACCATCGTTATTAATAACGACGTTGAATAATGCTCTTGTCCATTCCCATTCACTTGGATGAATGTCAATTGGCTTTATACCAAACTCAACATAATCGTTATACCAATATGGGTCCTCCCCGCGCTTAACACACCAAGTTTGACCACTTAATTTTGTGATTAATTCAATCTCATTTGGAAATCTTGTATCTGGAATCACAAAGTTATTTTTTGAATTTAATTCTAATATATTAAGTAGTTTTCTTTCCATGCTTGTGATCCAAATAGAGTCATGGAAGTTGTTTCTGCACAACTCTGTTCCCCAATATTGTAATACCCAACGTGGTGTCAGATAAGGCAAGCTTAGTTTGTCTGCCCACCACGTATCAACTTGCTCTCGCCAATGGCGACTTTCTGCTGTGTCACCTTCTAGCAATGCTCGTTCCCAACAAAATACTTTGGATACAGCATCCTTCAAACTGTCGGCAAAACTTAACCTAACGAATCCGTAATCTTTAATAAGAATATCAGCAACAGTACTTTTTCCTGATCCTATTAAACCTGAAATTCCAATCAACACATTTCACCTCTTTATTTTATAATAACTTATTTCTGCTTATTTCGCAAGATAGGACGCAAGTACACTGAAAAAGAGATCTATATATAAATAAAAGCACATACAACGTTTCCCGAGAGAGGTAAAATGACAACATTAGTATCACCTGGCGTATTAGTCACTGTTACAGACGAGAGCTTTTCAGCTGCGTCCGGTCCAGGTACACGCCCACTAGTAGTATTTGCATCAGCTGCAAATAAACTACAATCTGGCAGTACAACATCAATTGCACCCGGATCATTAACAACAAATGCTGGTAACTTATACTTACTTACAAGCCAGAGTTCGGTACTTTCAACATTTGGTACACCAACATTTTATAATATCGATGGCACACCACAATATGACAATGAATTGAATGAATTTGGTTTGCTTGCATTGTATCAATACTTAGGTCAGGCAAATACTGCATACGCTCTTAGAGCAAGTATTGATTTAAATCAATTAATTCCAACTTCAATTGAACCATCAGGACCACTTAAAAATGGTACATATTGGTTAAATTTAGATAGTACTACTTGGGGTATTTTCCAATCAAACGGTAATATTAATAGTGCATACGCTTGGGGTGCAAAGACTCCATTGATAATTTCAAATGCTGGTAATTTAGAAGCTGTAGTACAAGGTTATGCTGCAGAATCATGGAACGGTGACATTATCAGTAGTACTGCACCTGTTTTCGAAACAGGTTACGCAAATTACAAATTAGTACTTAACAATTACACTGTTACACTTACTTCAGCTGACACACTTTCAACTATTATTAACAAGATAAACAATAATTCACAGATTGTAAACTACGGTATTACAGCTGGTATATTTGTTAGAACTGGAGTTTATGGATATCAGCAAGAAGAAGGTAACTTAGTAAGTGATATCTTCAGCATACGACTAACTTCAAACAACATTGATTGGTATCCAGATTTTACTGGAAGTAATCCACAGGTTTTGAGTGCATTAGGTTTAACTGTAAATCCAGTTCCTGTAATATGTCCAGCTGATGCATTTGGTGAAGATGGACAATTTGCTGTTGATACAGTAAGTATCGATCTTGATAACACTACTCCATCAAACAGATTATGGCAGAAGATTACACTAATAACAAGTTCAACTACTACAGCTTGGTGGTTTCATGTAGGTAGCACAGATGCTCAGTACCTAGGTTGGGGATGGAAAGAAGCTCAGCCTATTATAATAACAGGTGTTCAGCCAAATCCAATATTTTATTGCACACAGAATTGTCAAATTGCATTTGGCGAAGGAACTTCAATTGAAATGCAAGTTCCTGGTTCATTAGGCAATACAATAACATTGCAGTCATGGGTAAATGCTATTAACGGATTCTTATCAGGTGAAGCTGAAGATGACGGAGCAAACGCAACTGCTTCTATACAGCGAGTTGGACGTTTGGACTACTTAGTAATAACAAATTATGATGGAACAGATACTTGGTTTCATGATAATGCTGATGAATCAGGAAATGAATTTAGTCATGTGCCACCGTGGCAGACTGCAGGCATTTCAACTTCGCAGACTTATTATGCTTCAGTAACTGGTATTGTAGCTAATCCGACTTTCGTTGCGGCTACATTAGATCTAGCAAGTGCAAACGTTGCAGTTGCTGGTAATGCTTATATAGTTGGTGATGTTTTGGCCCTTGTAGGTGGTACTTATAATACATTTGCTAACGTATCAGTAAGTACCGTACAGGTAACTAATGCTACTCCATCATCAGGCGGTACAAGCTTTGCTGTTAATGATACCTTAACATTTAGTGGTGTAAATTATACCACACCAGTAATATTAACGGTTGGTGCAGTAGCAGGTGGAGTTATATCAAACCTAACTGTAACACAATCAGGACAATATGTCGGTAACGTTGCTCCAACTAATAGTGTTGTACCAACTACAGTAGTAAGTGTTAGTGGTTCAGGTGCAACTATAAACTTCAAATGGGGTGCAGGTACTGTAACAGTAGTTGGTACAGGTAATTATACTGTATTCCCAACTAACCCTGTTACAGTAACAGGTGGTAGCGGAACCGCTGCAGAGCTAACTGTAACATCAGGGTTCTTAACAAGTAATGATTTTAGTATTAATCCTGGCACAGGTAACGTAGTAGTTAATGTTCCTGCTTCACCTAACAATAATTTAACTGGTGTTGTAAATGCTATTAATGCTGCGTTCCCATATGGTCCAATAGTTGCTAACGTTGTAATAGACGGTGCATTTAATTACTTACAAATAACTAATCAGAATGGTACACAATTTACTTTACAAGATATAAGTGGTCTTCCACTTAATCATGCAGGTATAAATGTTGGTTATACATTTGGTACACAACTAGTTTATCAAGGATATACTCCAAGCTTAACAGTTCCAGGTGGTCCAAATCTAGTAGCGCCAAATAATATTTGGATAAACACTACACCTACTGACAGAGGATTAAATGTAATTCTTAATAGATATATTAATGGTACCTGGGTCCCACAGAATAGTAATCCAAATACCCAAACTATACCAATATATTCAGATAATTCATATGCTAATGCAGGGTTTGGCGCTCAATTGTCATTGAGTAGTATATATGCACAATATAACGTAACCGGTGCTAACCCACCATTGGCAGATTTAATGTTGAATGTTTATCAGTCAACATTAAATCAGAATCCAATTTGGGAACAGCTTGCTTATGATGCAACTGTATTACCTCCAGCTGGTCCTCCGGCAGCAGGTACATTATGGTTTGACAATAGTCTACAATACGAGTTTATGGTAAGTGATGGGCAGATTTGGCAAGGTTATCGAGTACGATTCCCAGCTACTGACATCAACGGACCAATACTTGATGCTTCACAGCCAGTGTCACAGAGTACAGGTGCACCACTTCAGGATAGTGATATCTGGGTAGATACGTCACTACTTGATACCGGAAATGGAATAAACTTTGTTGCATGGATATTTGATGGTACTAGTCAAACCTGGATTGAAATAGATGATACTGATAATATTTCACCAGCAGGTATAATATTTCAGGATGCTAGAGCAAGTGCAAATGGTACATTAACCGGACCAGTTGATATTCAGGCAATGATATTAAGTAACACCGTCGATCCAGATGCACCAAATGCATTGCTATATCCAGCTGGTATGCTATTAATGAATACACGATGGAGTACAAACAATGTTAAAGAGTGGTATCCAAATTACTTCCCAGGCAGACTTGTTGATGGAATTACAGATACAGCTCGTTGGGTTACAATAAGTGGTAACAATCCAGAAGGTGCACCGTATCTTGGATCTTCAGCACAAAGAATATTAGTTGTTGAATCACTTGCATCAGCTATAGCAAGTAGTACATCAGCAAGAGCAGAAACAAACTTCTTCAACATGATGGCAACACCAGGTTATGTAGAAGTGCTTGAAGACATGGTTAACATGAACGTTGACAAGGATTATGTGTTCTTTATTATCGGTGACACTCCAATCGGATTAGCACCAGATGGTACAAGCATACAGAATTGGGCAACTAACTATTATGACGTCGCATCTGATGGTCCAACAGGTCTAACAACTGCTGATCCATATGCTGGTTTATGGTACCCATGGGTACTAACAACTAACTTAGATGGTGCAGAAGTTCTTGTTCCACCAAGTACATCAATAATGCAGGTTTTTGCATACAATGATCAGGTTGCTTACCCTTGGTTTGCTCCTGCTGGTTTCAACAGAGGCTTGTTAACTAATGCAAACAGTGTTGGATATTTGTTAAACGGTGAATATAACCATTGGTATTAAATCAAGGACAACGTGACGTATTGTATACAAATAATATCAACCCAATAGCTTACTTCCCTAATAGAGGTATAATTGTATTTGGCCAGAAGACTTTAAACCCAATTGCAACTAGCGCATTAAGTAGAGTAAACATTGCAAGATTAATTAATTACTTGTCATACAACTTGAACTTATTGGCTTTGCCATTCTTATTCGAACAAAATGATGCTATAACACGAGCAATAGTTGTTAACGTATTCAACGGATTTATGGGCACACTAATAACTAGTAGAGCATTATATGACTTTGCGGTAGTATGCGATACTTCAAACAATACTCCAACTACTATTGATGAAAATCAATTATGGATTGACGTAGCTATACAACCTGAAATTTCAATTGAATTTATTTACATACCAATTTTGATCCTAGCAACAGGGGCGCCATTACCAAATGGAACATCAAGTACAAGTTAATAGATTTTAATAATAGGGGGATTTAATCCCCCTATTATTTTGACGTAAATTCACCATAGATTTTAGTAACTAGCCGTCTGATATAAATATATTATATAACAAAGGAGAATACAATATGGCTACTTTACCATCGCAGGGTGCCAACTTTACTTTAAATAAGTTTGGTGTGCCGTTAGCAACTAACGGCAGTGTCGGTGCTGGCATACTTATGCCCAAACTAAAGTATCGCTTTAGTGTGTTGGCTACAAATTTTGGTGCCAACATAAACCAACAGAATTTTACTCAGCAATGTATATCATGTGGTCGGCCAAATATACAATACAATAGAACTGATTTGCATAGTTATAACAACGTTATGTATATTCCTCAGAAGCCACAATGGCAGACTCTTGAAATTGTATTTCGTGATGACTTGCAAGGAAATATAAACACATTAGTTGGTCAACAGTTACAGAAGCAGATGAACTTCTTTACTATGAGTAGTGGTGTTGCTGGTCTTAATTATAAATTCCAATTAAGTGTATTAACACTAGACGGTACAAACGTAAATGGACAAACAGCAGCTTCTGCACTTGAATCATGGTACCTAGAAGGATGTTTCATAGAAACTGCAGCATACGACAGTTTTGATTATTCAAATAGCGAACCCGTTGTAATTACATTGACATTAAGCTTTGACAACGCAACTCAATCTTATAACTCAGAAACATTGGGTGAAGGTACTGCTGATGGTGATCCAGGTGATTTAGCAGTAGGTCTACAAGGTGGTACAACTGTATTAGCTGGTTAATAATATCTTTGATAAAAAGGCTATTGGTTTAATAGCCTTTTTTAATGGATAAATATCTTTATGCCCATCTCATTACGAAATAGCCAATTAGCTTCAATATTATACGGCGCTCAAGCCTCTTGGCAGCCAATGTCCATGATACCTAAGTATAGGTACATGTTCTATGCACAATTTATTTTAAATCCTGTTGCACCACAAATGGATCAAACATTCTTAAATGCATTAGGTGGATATGCGCCAGGTAACATTAGTTTCAAAATAAAGACTATAGACAAACCAAAAGTTGATTTAACAACAGTTGAATTGAATCAATACAATAGAAAACGTTTAATCTATACAAAAACAGAATACCTACCTTTTACTGTTAAAATACACGATTCGGTAGATGGAAGCGCAGTGCAATTTTGGAAAGATTACTTTACATATTACATTGGTGATTCAAGACCTAAGACATCGTTTGATTATGGTTCTTTAACTGCTGGTCCAACCACTCCTACATTTGATTACTCTAGTGGTTGGGGACTAAGCCCTACAGCTGAAAATACTAATTTCTTTATTAGATTAGATCTATATTCTTTATTCGGTGGTGCATCAGTTGGATCAGCGGGTGGTACAGGACAATATCAATTAACATCTTATATAAATCCTCGTATTACATCTATTGATTTTGAACAGCACGACTCTAATTCTTCAGATCTTGAAGAGGTTAGTATTACATTTAAGTATGAAGCTATTCAATACAATCCTATACAACAAGGAGTATTGCCTCAGTTTGGATTTGGTACAGATGGCGGAGCAGTAGATCTTGTGCCACCAATTGGATCAACCTTTTCACCATCACAAGGTGGTGGTCCACCAAACACTAATCAAACCTACAATGCATTAGCAATTGGCCAGCAACCTTCACAAGGATTAACATCAGTAATTGCAACACCATCACCAACTCCAGTTAATGGTGCACCTCCTGGTTATGTAACTAATCAAACTAGCGCAGATACAACTACCAGTGATCTCACTAATTCTACAAGCTTCATTTATTCTGCGGTAAGTAGTAATGCTGGATTAATGAATTACGGAACAACATAATTATGGCAAATGATTTAACCCAATTAACTATACAGCAGCAAATTTCATTGAATAGCGGAGCTATCAGTATTGCTAATATTGGTGGATCGTATCAATTTGTGAATGCGGCTACGGGGTTGCCCCTTACAAATAATACGATCAATGCTAGTAATTTTCTATTAACAAATACACCAGGCATATATCAGACTAGTTTACGAGCAAGTGTATATAATTATGCTTTAGGATTGTTTGCTGGTAAAACCGTTCCTGATGAAGTAGTTGAAACATTAGCTGCAATGGCAACTTATTATTCAACACAAACTGGTCAATCAATAACATCACTATTCAATGATGGTGTATTATTAGATCAATTTATGGCTACTATTAATAATTTTAGAGGTGGTACTAGTCAGATAGGATATGCTGGTTTAAATATTACTCCTAATTGGGGTAACAATCCAGTATTAAGAGCTAGTATATCTAAAGCTATAGAACCTTGGGATGCGATTGGTACTGTATCTCAACGAGGTCAATATAATAATGAACCAATTGGATTTACCTTTTATGCAAGTGATACTAATATAGTTTATGAAAGAAGCACTGAATTAGTAAGCGGTTGGATAATATATGCAGATTACGAACCATTGTGGCCTTCTTGAGTAATATAATATGAGCAAATATAGTCAAGGTGAATTCATACCTAAGAATCCACAAAAAATAATTGGCAACGCTAGACCATATGCCAGAAGTAGCTGGGAATTGGTTATGATGAACTTCTTAGACACTCATCCTGGTGTAATACAATGGGCAAGTGAGAGTATAAGAATACCTTACGTTAACCCATTGACTGGACAACGAAGTCAGTATATTCCGGATTTTCTTATATTATATCAAGATAAACACGGAAATCGCCAAGCTGAATTAGTTGAAGTAAAACCAAAAAAAGAAGCACTGATGGAACATGCTAAAAGTCAACGAGATAAAGCGTTCTTAGCAATTAATACAGCTAAGTTTACTGCGGCAATGATATGGGCTAAAAAAAACGGATTGAAATTTACAGTAATAACTGAAGACGATTTGTTTAGGCAAAAAGGTAAAAAGTAAGTATGTTACTACCTATTTTATATTTAAATTATCCTCGTAATAAGGTAAAACAATGAGTGTCAATAGTAAACGATTCAAAACATTAGAGGATGCATTCAATCTCCCTAGCATCAATGATGAAGATGATGAAGACGAAGAAGGTACTCAAACCACTGAGGATATTACACAAGCTCTTGAAAATGCTAAGAATTTAGAAAAACGATTTCATAAAACGAATCACTATGATACCCATGATAAAGAAATGGATGAGTTAGCTGGATTGGCAGTTACTGCCCATAAAGATTTACAAGAATTAGGTATGAATGTTGAAATAAAACACGCAGGTGAAATATTTTCAAGTAGTAGTCAAATGTTAAAAATAGCAGTTGATGCCAAGAATAATAAAGTAGAGAAGAAATTAAAGCTTTTAAGGTTACAGTTAATTAAAATGAAGTTAGATTTAGAGTATCGAGATAGCGAGGAGAGCGCCGTAGAAGGTGTTGCAACCAAATTAGATCGTAATGATTTATTAGAACAGCTTAAGCAAATTAACAATGCGGATAAATAAAAGCGAATTGGAGATGTAATTTTAAATGAAATCGCTCAAAAACTACATAGCTGAAACAACTAAGATGTATATCTATTATATAAAAGTAGCCATGCATCTGGATGATGACCAGGTCAATGCAATAAAGTCGTTGCTTTCCATTTATCAATTAGTTGATTTTGGCACTTTAACACGTATTGAAGATGACAAATATGATTTCTTTGATATCCCAGATAAAAACGTGCATTGCATTCGCATCGTCACAAATATGCCAATAAGTAGTTACATTCTCGAACAACTAATTAGAGATGCATTAAATGTATCAGAAAAATTAGTTGTAGTTAGAGGCGTAAATGAACCAGTTGAGCTTGAAGCTGAACTTCAAAAATTTAAGCAAGATGTTGCAAAAGAAGTCAAAGATAGCGGATTTACATTTGCTAGCAGATTAGATACTGACAGAATATATAATCCAGTAGAAGAACCGGACGTTACTAATATATTTGGTGACGAGTATAATACAAATTTGTTAGCTCATTTAGCTAATATCAAAGCTGACCGTAAATCAACTGAGTTTGAACCTCATGCAGGTTTATTTAGTTGGGTAGAAATGAAGAAAGTTAAGCCAGGCGAACCAGTTCAGGATACGTCAGACTTTAACGCTCAATTTAAGACACCTAAGCCTATTACTGGTAAAAATAATAAAGTAGCTGTTGATGATAAAGTACTTGGTGCAAATGGTAATTTTGATGATGGGGCAGCAAAGAATATAGCATTTTATACCATAAACA